TTAAAAGAACAACCAAATCCAGTTGATGCATTTACTCAATTTGATTATGAGTATATCAAAAAACAACTACAACAATACCTAACACCAGGAGAAGTTGAAACACCAGCAGAACCAGCAGAATCTATTGCACCAGTAACACAAGAAACTGATTTAGATAAAGCTCTAGGAAGTAACAAAACAGACTTCACATTAGAGACTGCAACTGTAGGAAAGAAAAATACTGTTAGTAAATTTGACGAATTATTTAGTTAATAATGGCAGTAAAGAAAGAAACAGCAAAAACCGCTAGCGATATAATCAAAGGCGGTTTTAGTTTGGATAAGTTCAAAAAGAATAAAGGTTTTAGCTCACAATCAGTTAAATTTAAAAGTCAAGACTGGATTCCAGTATCAAAAGCTTTTCAAGAGATTGTATCACTACCTGGTATTCCAACAGGACATATTACCTTACTAAGAGGACATTCAGATACAGGAAAGACAACGCTATTACTAGAAGCTGCTGTCTCTGCACAGAAAATGGGTATTCTACCAGTATTTATCATTACTGAGATGAAATGGTCATGGCCACACGCTCAGACTATGGGGTTACAGGTTCAAGAAGTAGTTGATGAAGAAACAGGAGAAATTACTGACTATGAAGGATTTTTCTTATATGCTGATAGGGGTAGTTTAAACACTATTGAGGATGTAGCAGCATATATTTTAGATTTAATTGATGAACAAAAGAAAGGTAATCTACCACATGATTTATGCTTCTTTTGGGATTCAGTAGGATCTGTTCCATGTGAGTTATCTGTTAGATCAAACAAAAATAATAATGAATGGAATGCAGGTGCAATGTCCACACAGTTTGGAAACAACCTAAATCAAAAAATCCTATTATCAAGAAAAGAAGGAAGTAAATATACAAATACTTTAGTTGCAATTAACAAAGTATGGACTATGAAACCGGAACATCCAATGGGACAACCAAAGTTATCGAATAAAGGCGGTATGGCAATGTGGTATGACGCAACACTAATTGTCACGTTTGGTAACATCACCAACTCAGGTACTTCAAAAATTAAAGCAATCGCTAAAGGTAAGGAGTATGAGTTTGCAAAAAAGACAAAGGTGCAGATTGAAAAGAATCATATCAATGGTATACAGTCTAGAGGATCAATTGTAATGACTCAACATGGTTTCATCGAGGACGAGAAAAAAGCTATTGACGCATATAAAGACCAGTACAAAGGAACTTGGACAGGGATACTAGGCTCAGCAGATTTTGAGGTAGCAATTGAATCTGAAGTAGGAGAAGATATTAGGGAATTGGGAGATATAACAGACTAACCTCATATGTTTTGTAAATTAGGGGCTATTTATAATAAAGAAATCTTATGAATAGTCCCTATATTTACATAATAACAAATCAAGTTAACGGACATAGGTACGTAGGACAATCAAGTGGTGGATCGGATAAGTACTTTGGATCAGGAATAGCTTTAAAAAAAGCAATACAAAAGTACGGTAAGCATAACTTTACCAAAGAAATTGTAGAGCATTGCGAAGCTATGGAGCTTGATGAAAAAGAAATTCAATGGATAAGCAAATTAAATACCTACAAAGGAGAGGGATATAATTTAACACCAGGAGGAGATGGATGGACAAAAGGAATGAAACATTCAAAAAATACTAGAGATAAATTACTAGAGAACCCAAGCCAAAAAGGTAAAGTAAGAAATGAAGAAACTAAACAGAAGATTAGAGAATCATTAGCTGCGTACAGAAATTCACTAACACAAGAAGAGAGAAAACAAATCTACGGAAAAAGTGGACAAAAGCTTAAAGGTGTAACTAAAATATTTTCGGAAGAACATAAAAGAAATTTATCTATAGGACAAACAGGAAAAGCAAAAAGTCCAAGAACTCCAGAGCATCTTACTAAAATAGCAGAAAAACATAGAAGAAGTGTTTGTGTAGTAGATCAACTACGAGAAACACCAATAATTACCTACACGTCAATAAGGGAAGCATCTGAAGCTACAGGAATACCTATGAGCAGCATTTGCTGTGCTTGTAAGGGAAGACAAAAAACAGCAGGAGGGTTTGTGTGGAAATATTTATAAAAATGGAAAAAAGTTATAGTGAAATCCTAAACGGAATACAAAAAAAGCCTGATCGGAAATTGAATGATCACATACTTATAGTTGATAGCATGAATACCTTTATTAGGTCATTCTCAGTTTTACAATCGATGAATCTTCAAGGACATCATACAGGTGGGTTGATAGGTTTTCTACGGTCTTTGGGGTATTTAACTAGAACAATTGATCCAACAAGGGTTATCTGTGTGTTTGATGGACAGGGTTCTTCTATGAATAGAAAAAGTATGAATCCTGAATACAAAGCCAATAGAAATATCAATAGAATTACCAATTGGGATATTTTTGAAGATAAGACAGATGAGTATGCTTCTATGACTATGCAAATGCATAGATTAGTTGAATATCTACAATGTTTACCTACTACTTTAATTTCTATAGATAAAGTAGAAGCAGATGATATTATTTCATATCTAGCTCAAAAATTTGCAAATAATGGTAAAAAAGTAACTATAGTTTCTTCTGATAAAGATTATCTTCAAATAGTTAATGAAAATATAGAAGTTTATTCTCCTATTAAGAGAAAAACCTATAAAACAAAAGAAGTACTACAGGAACTAGGAGTACCTCCTGAAAATTACTTAATAATGAAAGCACTTTTAGGTGATGATTCAGATAATTTATCTGGAGTAAAGGGATTAGGTGTAAAGACATTATTAAAAGAGTTTCCACGTATTACAAATGATATGAACTTTTCATTACAGGATGTATATGAAATATGTGAACAAAAATTAAAAAGCAAAAAAGTATTTGCAAATATAGTATATAACTGGGAAAAAGTTGAACTCAATTATCAAATGATGAATTTATCTACCCCAAGGTTGTCAGAAGAAGAAATTCTTCATATATTAGATAAAATGAGAGAGCCAATACCTTCATTACAGGTACAACCTTTTCTTAAGATGGTAGATATGGATAGTATCGAAGCATTAAATAGAAATGTAGAAGGATGGTTAGAAGTATTTAGACCATTATCTACATACCAAAAATAAGTTTTAAATAAAATTAGTTATATGACATCATTATCAAAATTATCCCAATACGGGAAAGGCTTTCAACTAAAAGTACTAGGGGGACTACTTACAGACAAAAAGTTTGTATTAAATGCAAGAGATTTATTACGAGTTGAATACTTTGACTCAGACGCACATAAATGGATTCTAGAAACACTTGTAAAATACTTTGATAAATACCATACAACTATTACTATGGATATTTTAAAAGTAGAATTACAAAAAGTAGAAAACGATATTTTACAGACAGCAGTTAAATCAGAATTAAGAGGATGTTATGAATCAACTCAAGAAGATCTAGCTTATGTTCAAGAAGAGTTTATTACTTTTTGTAAAAATCAAGAACTAAAAAATGCATTACTAAACTCAGCAGATTTACTTAATCAAGGTGATTTTGATGGAATCAGAAACATGATTGAGAAAGCTATGAAAGCTGGTATAGATAAAAATATGGGTCATGAATATAATAAAGATATTGAATCAAGATATCGACAAGATTACAGACCAACTATACCTACTCCATGGCCGGTATTGAATGATGGTATTCAAGGAGGTTGGGGACCAGGAGATTTAATTATTGTATTTGGAAATCCTGGAGGAGGTAAATCATGGACAATGGTTGCTGCAGCAGCACATGCAGTTCAATTAGGATTTAACGTAAATTATTATACTTTAGAACTTGGAGAAGATTATGTAGGTAAACGCTTTGATTGCTACCTTACAGGGCATGGAATTGAAGATATAAATAAACATAGAAATGAAGTAGATCAAATTGTAACAGGATTAAAAGGAAAACTGATAGTTAAAGAATATCCACCAAAAGGAGCTTCAATTAATACAATTAAATCACATATTCAAAAATGTATTGATATGGATCACAAACCAGATATGATTATTATTGACTATGTAGACTATTTAAAAGCACCTTCAAAATCTCGTTTTACTGAAAGAAAAGATGAAATTGATGATGTATTTATTGCAACAAAAGGATTAGCTAAGGAACTAAAGATACCAATTCTAACACCATCTCAAGTAAATAGAATGGGAGCTAAGGATGATGTTATTGAAGGAGATAAAGCTGCAGGTTCTTATGATAAAATGATGGTAGCAGATATTTGTTTATCGTTATCTAGAAAGAAAGAAGATAAGGTATTGGGTACAGGACGTATTCACGTTATGAAGAATCGTTATGGAATGGATGGTATGACTTACGATGCAAAAGTAGATACTAATAATGGACATATAGAAATTTTAGGTAATGCAATCTTAGATGAGAATAATGAAAAACCTAGAGGAGGGTTTAGAGAAGTAGCTGAAAAATTCTTCGAATTAGAAAGTCAGACAACCTAATATATACACTATTTATTTCTACACTATTAAATAAAATTTATGTTAACACAACCAAGACATTATTATAAACCATTTGAATATCAAGAAGCGTTTGACTTCTACTTAAACCAACAAAGAGCCCACTGGCTTGCAGATGAAGTGCCATTAGCATCTGACTTAGGAGATTGGAAACTTAAACTAAGTGAATCTGAGAAAAACTTAATAGGAAACATATTAAAATCATTTGCTCAAACTGAAGTACATGTAAATGACTATTGGTCATCAAATGTATCTAAATGGTTTCCAAAACCAGAAATAGTTGCAATGACTTCTACATTTGGTTCATTCGAAGCAATTCATGCTCAAGCATATGCTCGTTTAAACGAAGAATTAGGATTAGAGGATTTTGCAGCATTTTTAGAAGATGAAGCATCTGCAGCTAAAATAGAAAGGTTATTAAATACACCTAATGAAACACTGGAACAAAAAGCACAATCACTAGCTATATTCTCAGCATTTACAGAGGGAGTGAACTTATTTTCATCATTTGCAATACTAATGTCTTTTCAATTAAGGAACTTAATGAAAGGTACAGGACAAATTGTAGAATGGTCAGTAAGAGATGAATCATTACATTCAAAAGCAGGATGTTGGTTATTTAGAACCTTACTAAGTGAAAATCCACAATTAGATACAGAGGATCTTAGAAGTAAGGTAACTGAAGCATGTCATTTATCTGTAAAATTAGAGTTTGACTTTATTGATAAAGCATTTGAGATGGGACCTGTAGAGGGATTAAGCGTAGGTCAGTTAAAAAACTTTATTAAAGCTAGAGCAAATGAAAAGATGATTGAATTAGGCTATCATGCAATATATAACGACATTGATCCTAACCTACTAAAGCAAATGGAATGGTTTAGTCATTTAACATCAGGGAAAACTCAACAAGACTTTTTTGCAGGCAGAAACACCTCGTATTCCAAATCAACAGCTGATTGGAGCGATTTATAGAATTAAATTATGATAAAACTAACTAATTTACTAAAAGAGATAATTGATATTTACTCTCCTGGAGAATTAAATTCTAAAGGAATTGAATATGATATTGAAACAGAGTCTGCAAAAAGATTTAGAGTTAATTTAAAATATAAAGATCAGTATTATAGTTTAGCTATACTACCTATATTTAATCCAAATGAACCAATTATAAGTTTTGGAAATACTGATAAAAATTATAATAATATAAATCTTAGTGAATTACTAAAATCTCCATACTCTTCCAAAATATTAGCATCAATTTTTGGATTAATTAGGTACT